CCAGATTTTGTGTTCACAAAACGAGATGGAACACTAATGTACATTGAAACTAAAGGACGTTGGACTGCAATTGATCGCAAAAAAATGAAACATGTATTAAAATCAAATCCTGATATTGATATAAGAATGGTGTTTCAAAGTCCAAATCAAAAGATATCCAAAGGCAGTAACACAACATATGAAGCCTACGCAATCAAGTTAGGTATTCTCAATGTAGCAAAAAAGGAAATACCAGTAGAATGGATGCAAGAATGCTTGAAACCAGGCGAAGAAACCCAAGATCCGAAACGTTTTTTCGAATAAGGTTTGATTTGTGAAAAAAAAATAATATATTCATTAAAATGATGTTAATTATTTAAAATGATTGATTCAGTCTTGGATCGATCGTTAGACCAGGAATGTAGTGTATGTGTCTAACCAATATTAATATATTATATATAATAATAATTAATTGGATATATTACAGTAATTTTCTATTATATAATATATGCAAAATCTCAAGTTATTACAATTACTAGAATCAGTACTAGGAAAAGGTAAATCAACATCGGGTAATAACATTGCATTCTTCTCTCCATTTACTTCACATTATAAACCTAAATTAGAAATAGATATTAACACAACTAGCGACGGCCAGAATGCTTGGCACTGTTGGATATCTGATAAAAAGGGAAGAAGTATTAATAGTTTATTTAAACAACTAAATTTAGGTAAACAATATTTTGATCAATTATCTAGAATAGTTCAATCAGCAAAGTACAAGAATTTTGATACGGACGAAAAAGTTGTTAATGTAATTGCATTACCAGAAGATTATAGACCATTATGGAACCCAAAGAAAACACCAGACTTTAGAAATGCTATGTCATATCTTAAACACCGCGGGGTAACAATATTTGATATTTTAAAATATAGAATTGGATATTGTGAAAATGGCGAATATGGCGGTAAAATTGTTATTCCTAGTTATGACTGTACAGGTCAATTAAATTATTTTGTAAGTAGGGCTTATTATAAAGCAGACAAGTACAAACACAAAAATCCTAAAATATCTAAAGACATCATTGGATTTGATTTAACTATTAATTGGGAAGAGCCAATTGTATTATGTGAAGGATCATTTGATGCAATTGCAATCAAACGAAATGCAATACCATTATTTGGTAAAATAATTCAACCACAATTACAAAAGAAAATTATTGAAAAGCGTGTCAAAGACATTTACATATGTTTAGATGAAGACGCAATTCGAAATGCATTATCAATCGCAGAAAAATTTATGGGTGAAGGATTAAATGTATATTTTATAGAATTAACTGACCTAGATGCATCGGAATTAGGATTTCATCGCATTACAGAAATTATCGAAAATACCGGAGTCATGACATTTGAAAAATTAATGCAACTCCAATTAGGATTATTATGGAAGTAACAAAAATATCAAGTAAAATACAATTAGCCGATAAAATTTATCATATTTCTGATGTTCATATTCGTACTTTGAAAAGACATCAAGAATATAGACACGTGTTTGAAAACATGTTTAATTATATCAACCAAACTAAAACAGAAAATAGTATTGCAGTAGTAACTGGAGATATTGTGCATAGCAAACTAGATATGTCGCCTGAATTAATACGAATGCTTACTGATTTCTTTCGTGGATTTAATATTCCCACAATTGTAATCCTAGGTAATCATGATATGAACTTAAACAATTTGTATCGAGAAGATGCATTATCTCCTGTATTGGATATGATAAAAAATGATAATATTGTTTTTATTAAAGATAATGGCGTATTTGATTTTGCCGGCATAACATGGAACCATATGGCGGTAAACGTAGAACCTATACATTATATTAATGGTAATGATATCGAAACTGACAACATGAAAATTGCATTACATCATGGGGCAGTCCATTCAGCTAAAACAGACATTGGTTATGAAATATCTAACGAACATGTAACTACTGATTTATTTGCTGGACATGATATGACTTTGCTAGGAGATATTCATAAACCAGCTCAGTTTTTAAATTCTGAGAAAACTATTGCATATCCAGGGTCACTCATCCAGCAAAATCATGGAGAAGCATTAGACCATGGAATATTAATTTGGGACGTTAAAACACGTAAAGCTGAGTTTGTAGAAATACATAATGACTATGGTTATGTTACTATAGAAACAAATGGTCCTAATATAATAAAGTCACCACACCGTATGCCTAATAAACCTCGTATTAGAATCAAGTTTAATGAAACTAGTGCGGCAGACATGAAAAAATTAGTTACTACTATACGTAAAAAATACAATGTACAAGACATAACAATACAAAGAACAATTTCAGCAAATCATGAAATTAATACTAATTCAATTGCAATTGGAAATGTACGTGATGTTGAATATCAAAACACATTATTAACTGATTTTATTAACGTTAAGTTTCCAACCGCAACACCTAATGAGTTAGACGCAATACGACATATTAATAGATCTATCAATTCTAAATTACCGGCAGTTGAATCTTTGAGGCATATAACATGGCATCCAGTTTCTTTTGAATTTGAAAACATGTTCTCATACGGTGACGGTAATAGAGTTGATTTTAATAAAATGAGTGATGTTTGTGGTTTATTTGCATCTAATACTAGTGGTAAATCATCTTTATTAGATGCAATAACATATACTATATTTGATAAATGTAGTAAAACTAGTAAAGCACACGAAGTATTAAACAATAAACAGAGTTCGTTTAAAGGTATTTTTAAATTTAAAATGAATGATGTGTTGTATACTATTGAGCGCACCGGCACCAAGAAAAAAGATACCCATGTCAAAGTAGATGTTAATTTTTATACCGAGACTGAAAACTTAAATGGCGACGAACGAAGTGATACTAATAAAAGTATTCGTCGTTATATAGGAACATATAATGATTTTATATTAACTGCATTTTCATTACAAGCAGACAATAATAATTTTATAGAAAAGTCACAACGAGAAAGAAAAGATTTATTATCTCAATTTCTTGATATAACAGTATTTGAACAATTATATCAGTTAGCTACTGATGAAATCAAAGAAACGAATGGTCGACTTAAGGCATTTAAGAAAACAGATTTTGCCGAGACTATCACATCAACTGATACTATTATTAAAGATAATAGCAAATTAATAAAAGATATAAATAAAAACGAATCAACAAATCAGGATCTAAGAAACAAACTACAAGAAGATATATTGCAACTAATTGAATCAAAACAGCCTACTAGTTATGAAGGCGACGATATTAGTATATTACAAGAAACGGAATCCGGTTTAATAGATAAAATAGAAACATTACAAACAACGATTGACGAAACAGAACAAATAATAACTAATTATCAAGATAAAATTGATATTATATCTAAAACAGTTACAATACAAAATTATAATGTACCAGACTTAAAAGATAAAGTTCGACAATTGGTAGACACTGAATTTCAATTAGATGATTTACAGGAAGATCTACAAAAACAACAAAGAATTGTAAATGATAAGCAAACAAAAATTGAACATCTCGAAACCCACGAATATGATCCAAATTGCAAATACTGTGTGTCTAACGTTTTTGTGCAAGACGCAATACAAGCCAAGGACGAGATTAATCAGGATAGAAAAATATTAGACGACATTCAAAATAATATCAATTTAACAGATATTGAAGTTGCTAAATTAACGGTGTATAAACAATCACTAGAACAATATAATGAATCAATTGATAATATTAACACACATACAAATAAAATAGAACTTTTAGAATTGCAACTTCAGATTCACGAAAATGATTTACAAACAAAAGAATCTGAGTTAGAAAATAATATAGAACGCCAAGACTTATTTAAACGCAATGAAACGGCAATACAACATAATATTAAAATTGATAATGAAATTACCATATGTAAATCTAAGATTAATACTGTAACAATTGAAATTAAAAAATTACAAGATCAAATAAAAATAAATCACGGTGAAATTGAAGTAGCAAAAACACAAAGAAAAACAGCATTAGAACAGTTAGAAATATATCAACAATTGGAAACCGAGTATAAAGCATATGAATACTATTTAAAATCTGTAAATCGAGATGGAATTCCATATGATTTAATATCTAAAGCAATACCTAAAATTGAAACAGAAATAAATAATGTTCTAAATCAAGTAGTCGATTTTAACATGGTTATGAATACTGATGGTAAAAATATTAACGGTTATATTATATATGATGAAGATAACTATTGGCCATTAGAATTAACGAGTGGTATGGAAAGATTTATATCTAGTTTAGCAATCAGAATTGCACTTATCAATGTATCAGCATTACCAAGACCAAATTTTATTGCAATCGATGAAGGTTGGGGAAGTTTAGATGCTGATCATATTGCATCAGTCGCAAATTTATTTGATTATTTCAGAACTAAATTTGATTTTTCAATTATTATATCTCACGTCGACACAATGCGTGATATGGTAGACAATTTAATTGAAGTAAATAAAATTAACGGATACAGCCAGATTCTACACATTTGATATTTATATATAAAGTGTAAATTATCCATGGAACGTAAAGAAGCTGTATATCGAGGTTTAGAATTTATACCGGTTTTGTTTGAAGATACCTCGTTAACATCTCCAGAGTATTTTCAAATATCAGAATTTCCAACAAGATTAACTGCTGGCAAAAATTTATTTAAATTAAGAGGACACCCAACTAATTTAAAAACCGGTGGTGCATTAGGATTCGAAGTTTTAGATTATAATGGCAATCCTATATATTCGGAAGTTGTTGATTATATTGACGAAGACAAAAGTCGCGTTATTGCAATTTATATTTATGAAAACACATCACCTGGTGATTGTACTGTTACATTAGTAGCTGATGCTGCTACAATAGAAAATAACCCAACTCCATCAGACTGGCAAAATAAAGTTAACGTTAGATGGACACGAACCGTTCCAGTTAATCCAATGGTACCTAATGTTTCTGAAATTATATTTGAAACATTGCCTATAGTTACAGTTACCGAACAAATTGGGGTTCAATTAGACAGACAATATGCAACAACACAATTTCCAACATATAACACCGGTCAAGTAAGATTCTTTTCATTAAATAATCAACCAGCAATAGAATTAACTGGAGGCAAATTTGAATCGGACATGCAAAGTGGAACAATAACAGTTTCATCTCCAGTAAATCCAACTCCTACACCATCGTATCCGATTAGTACAACAGTGTATACGTCGACAATAAAAAAGATATTAACTCCAACTACGGCATTGTTAGATCGCCCCTATACGGTGTATAGTAGCCAAAGTATTTTTCCTCATACTTATAACTCATTTACAGATTCTGCATATTCCGTATTATATGAAGCTACTCCAACATATTCCGAAACAGAAAATTCACAATCTTTTGCATATATACAAATTGAAGGCTTAGAACCAGCAACTGGTGACATTAGTCGAACAAAAATATATACTAATAATAAAGGTACTATAGGCACATGGGATCTTGTTAATGACATTGAATTAGAAGAAACAGAAATATTTGTTCCTAGCACATCATCATTATTACCAGACGTTAGTATAGGAACATTTGTAACACAGAGCACAGTCGACACTTATTGGGAAGGTCATTCATATCAAGGCAATATAGAAAGTACAGCACCAACATTAACTTGGACAACTGCATCATTAGATAGAGCCGTATTAATAGATAGTGCTACCAATATAACAGCAAATAACAGCGTTTTAACATTTCAAACAAAAAATGCATATAACGGAGTATTTATTGCAACTAGTTCATACAAAGTAACTTTTGATGCATTAGGCACACGTAGTAGTGTTAGCAATAATAACAATCCAGTTATCAGTGTTTATATGTCAGGCAGTGCATTTGATTTTGATACAACTGATTTATTTAATCAAGAATTACCTGTAACACTAGGTAAACGAATCGGCGAACTTAAAGTAACTTCTGATTCTCAACGATTTGATGATGTTGTGTTTAATTTTGAAACTGATAATACCGGCGCCGGTGCATTAATATTTGTAGTAGAATCTGGACAATGGCAAATATCGGATGTAAGAACAACAACAGATAATGATGTTGGATATACTCCTAATTATACTAGAATCAAAACATTTGTAGAAACAACACATAAAATAGATAATCAAATATCATTTAAGGTAGAATATTATAATATAGATGGCGTTGCAAGTAATCATGTAACATATGTGTATGACAAAGATTGGGAAGGCGGTAATAGATATGTTGATGGTGATTATTCAATGCTTACTGGATCTTTGTATGTAGCAGATTCATTGAATAGTGGAATAGCAATTACGGGAAATGCAAATACTGGATTTATTAGATCATTGGGGTATCAAGGTTTTGATTCTGGATATCCTGGATTTTTGCTTTGGAGTGGATCTGCATTATCAGGACAAACATC